TCAGTATTTAAGTTTTTGTCCAGGACGAATAAGGTCAGAGCGTAGATGATTCAGCATTTTGACGTGTGTAATAGTCGTTTTATGTGCGCGTGTAATACCCCACAGCGTGTTACCGCGCTTAACGGTGTAGGTGTGCGCCTTTACCTTTTTGACCGCTTTCTTAACTGCTTTTGGATTCTTGGCAGGTTTAACACCACTTTTTAGTTTCACCAACAGAGCGATGTTCTGCGCTGCCGTTCCGCTATAGTTAGTAATGCCGTAAGACTTGGCTAATGTTGAACGTTCTGAATAACTCCAAGCCTTTTTGTGCTGTTTGAGCCAGTTAACTAGACTTACACTGCCGATCTTCTTAACCTTTTTTGGAGCTGTAGCGTTCGGCGCTACATACCGACTTGCATACTTACCGGCAAAGTCTTGAGACACATCAAAACTTCCACCAATGCCATTAAAGTGATAGCCAGATGACCACTGCCATGCCCCTTTGCCGTTGCGCCATACTGGTTCTGTCTTTCCACCGTTGTAACGCGCTAGCCAAGGTTGCGAGATTGATAGTTTATCTGCATCTAAATGACTGCTATAGAATCCGGATCCGGAATAAAGATCAACAGTCGGATATCCTAATTGATGCATTTCACTTGTAAATGCGTTTGTTGCGTCTGTAAGCGTTGCTTTGCTCGCTGTTGGCAATTCTACGTCGACCACAACAATTCCGTCTTTAAGCTTGTCAAATCCGACATATTTAAGCTGTTTATCGAACCAATCAGCTTCCGTTTTCGCTTCTGAAACAGAAGTAAAACGAGCGAAATGATACGCGCTTACAGCCATACCTGACGCTTTCGCATTGGCTACGTTGACGCTTGCTGCAGGATCAATGTAGCTTGTCCCATCTGAAACCTTAACGACAACACCGTTTACACCGGATACCTTAATCGTCTGGTAAAAACTGAGCGGAAGACCACCCTGAGCATTGTGATGAGATACGTCGATAAAGTCTACTTTTGGCGCGGCATGTACTGGCGCAACAAAAGAGAGCACCAACGCGATTGTCAGTGCTTCTGCAATAAGTCCATCTATTATTTTTTTCAAAGTTGCTCGCTTCCTTCTATGATATTTCCCCATTATATTTCGCCTCCTTTCATTTCTATGTATGAAAAAAGCGCCCATTTGGACGCTTAATGAAGGGCTAGATTGATAATAAGCGTTGCTAAACTGACAATCGCCCCAACGGTGACTGCAATTTTACCAGCGGATTGCCATGTCACAATGTGAGCTTCCTGCTTTTTCTGTTGAATTCCCCCGAGCATTCGGATTACTTCTGTGTTTTGCTCACGTAAATACTTGTTTGACTCGTCATTGCTGATATTTCCGCGCTTTACCTCATCCGACAATTTATCCATACGCTGACGGATGTCGTCCTGACCGTCCTCCAATCGGTGGATTCTTTTTTCATGATCTTCTAATCGCTCTACCGTATCTATCATGTCATCACCGCCTATTATGCTTGTGCACTTCCTACTAACGTTTGAACCGCAGGCGCAATTAGTGCATTGATCTGATCCACATTGCCACCTGCTGCCGTAAACTGTTCTATAGTGATCTTTACGCTACCGTTTAAAAACTCCCCGGTGCTGTCATTGCGTCCGTTAAAAGCCAATAAAAAACCTGTGATATTTCTTGATGCATCGTAAACCGGATTGAGACTTGTGAATTGATAGTTCATGAGTGATTCCTCCTAAAATTTTGTATTAAAAAAGCGCCTTATTTGGCGCTGTCTTTCTTCGATTCTGCTTTTTCAAATACTTCACACAGATAGTCGTAAATATCGGCTTCCTGTCCCGACAGCTCCTTATCACAATCATCAAGCACCTTTTTCACTGTCTGCAGCATAACTTGATTGTCGCCGCCATCAATTACACGTAGTTCCTCATAAAGTTCTTTCTTCGCTTTCGTAAAATGTTCCAGGTCTTTTACATCAAGCAACTCTTGTCCATTTTTCTCATAAGTTTTCGGATCTCCTTTTTCATCGAGGTTGCATTCCTCCTTTCGCATCTCCTTTTCACCATCTAAGAAATCAGCAAGCTTTTCCTGGAGCAATTTAATAAACTTTGTCCGATGCCGAGACTGTTGACCTTTAAGAGATAGTGAGTATAAAAGATTAATAGCCAGTGCTAGTTTTTGATTTTCGATTTTTATTTCCATTATGCTGCAGCTCCTTCGAGTAATGAGATTCGTGATTCAAGTTCTGCTATTTTCAAGACGTCTTGTTGGTGTAATTTAGTGAGTTCCTGGATTGATTTGATTGCGATAAATATTGAAGAATAAAGATTAACTCCTTGCCGGTTATAATCAATAAATTCATCTGGTAGATTATAGCCTTCGCCTATGATCGCACCATATATTTCCTTAATTTGACCAGACTCTATTTGACTTTTGTACTTGAATTTGTAGACATCAAGTGAATTGATAAGGGAAAGACCGATGTTATCATCAAGTGCAGTTATATCGGTTTTTAATTCTACACGTGATGTATTTACGAAACCATGTTGTGAATACATAGTTCCGCTTGTTTCTACTACAGTGGGACTCATATGGGATTCGTTTCCATCCTCGCCATGAATCCTAATGCCATCAAACGGTTGTAAATGACTCCAGTTACCATAAATATCGGTTAAATCTACATAGCCACTGTGTATCCAAGCATCCCATTGGTTCGTATGCTGATGAAATCCATTGCCATCAAGCCACGTCTCGTAACCATTAGCGTTCTGGTAGAAGCTAGAACCGACAATGTTAACACCTTGAATGGTTCCGTCAACGATTAAATTACCTCTCATTGCACGTCTAACCACAACATTTGTAGCCCACCATTGAGGAAAATTATCGAATTGATCGATTTGTACCCATACCCAAGCACGATAACACCCACTAGGGATTGTCAATATACCTTCGTTACTTCTATGCGTACCATCCCAATTATTAGTTCCTACTATCCATTGGACATTTCCGCCGTTGCCATCATCACAATGCAACCCAAGGTTGAAGTTGCCGTTCTTTGCTCCGCTACACCAACTAAAGAATGAGCAATAGAACTTCTCTCCCGGGGTTACTGCGAAATAGCTACCACAATGGCTGTCTCTTCCTTGAAAACAACCATAATATTTTGTAGGACTTCCTCCATCACCAGTACTTGTATATGCATAGCCTCCCCACCAACCATAGCCGTTCTCCATACCACTAGCATCTTGAAAATTTGGGTTAATACACAGATTCGTAAAATCCCCGACCATAATTTGTTGCGCTGTCACACTATTAGCTGCGATTCGGTCTGAACTAATTATTCCGCTTGTAATACTCTCGCCGTTAATCTGTGACCCTGTAATTGTTGTACCAGTTATATTTACACCAGTTATATTACCTGCTGTCACGTTCCCTAAATCAGCTGCTATCGCAGACAACTGTGCCACGTTTAATTTTGTCGCGCTGACACTCTCAATCATGGCATCAGTAATTACTGCGTTATCGATCGTCGTCTGTCCGGTGATATGAACTTTATTGCCAGCGATCAGGATAGATTCAGTACTGACATTGATCTGATTGATTACGTCGTCTTTGCTGACGCGCAGATTGATGTCGTTCGCAAGCTGTGTAATCTGCGATTGAGTTGCTGTGTCAGCTGGTGCTAGCAACCAATCAGTGGCTTTATTCCCTTCTTGTATCTGAATGAGGGCTATGTCAATGTCAGTAAATCCGCCCATTGTTATGCGAATGCCTATCCCGCCATCTGTTGTTATAACCGTCAAAGTTGCGCGATGCCAGTTTCCATCTTTTACGAACGACGAGAAGCCACTAAGACCAGTATTTGCCGCGTAATTAGTCAAGAACGGAATACCGTTTGCTGCTCCGTAGCTTGGTTGGCTTGAGGCTATACGGTAATAAAGTGATACCGTGTACGTACGGCTCGTTTCTAATACGAATTTTTTAGATATTCCCTTGTCAGTTCCTGTTCCAGATGCCGTAATATGATAAGTTGGTTGACCATTAAACGTATCAGTGTTTTTAGTCGCTGTGATACTCCCCGTGGATCCTCCGAATAAAAAAGATGCCCATCCATTTGCGGTCGAAAAATCCGTAGACTTTGACGCAAGGTTCTGGCCACCAATCTGCAAATTGTTAAGATTATTTTGTACAGCAGTTATGCTACTTGTTAAGCTGCTACTCGTCGCCGTTAATGCCGTCTGTGTCGCGTAAGTATTTGCGGCATCTGTTTTTGTCAACAGAGTTGCAATTGTATTAGCTGTCTGCGCCGTGTAACTGTTGTAGGTTGATGTATCAACTTTATTAGATACTTGCGTCGACAAACCATTAACGGTTTGAGTCAGTGTAACAACGCTCTGATTCGCGTCGTCTGCTGCGCTCTGTGCTGAGTTCGCTGTATTGATCGCTTGCTGTGCCTGTGTAATCGCATTACCAGCCTGGCTAATTGCCGCATTTGCCTGATTAACGGCATTTGTCGCATCTTGCTGTGCTTGAGCAACTGATTGATCCACGCCATTTATATCAATGTCTGTAACCCACGACAAACCATTCCATGACTTAATAGCGATTGTATCGTTATCGTTATCCGTAACATACCAACTATCTCCAACCTTCGGATCGATAGGTTGATCTTGTCCTCGATAAATTGTACTTTTACCGTCGGCAGAAGCGTAGGCTGCATCAGCTTTAGAATTTGCTGATCTCGCAATAATGACCGCGGTATTGGCAGTTTTATTCGCAAAGATAATTGAATCCGTTCCACGTGTTAATACATTTCCAAGTGTATAAACAGGGGGAGTATTAGGATCAGCATAATCTTTGATCTCGACTACGCGAATAGATGCGTTAATACCCCAAGGATCGATTTTCACGAAGCAATAATCGCCAAGCTGGATATCTTGGATGCCCATTTTCTTAACTTGTGTGTAGTTAAATGACAAGCTAATTGGAATGGAATCATTTAAGGCTGCTTTTGCTTGATTCATCAGTGTGTCATTATCAAAACAATTGTCATCCGTCACTGGATTCGCAGCCTTGATCCCATATACAGATGCTAGTGGGCTTGTATACTCAATCTGAGCGGCGTACGTTCCATCTTCGTATTGATGACCGAAAGCACGGATATACGTCCGCAAAGACGATGTATCAATCGTATTCGTTGGACTCACAAGATTCATTTTGTATCTAAACTGATTGTCTGTTTTTCGGGCAATTTGCTGTGCAATGATTATTTGATTTCCATTCACCGCGAATTCAGTTCCAAAGTCGGTCATTACTTGCTGAAACAAGGAAAGCGAATCACTATTTCCGAAGCTATTTGCTGCAAAAGTTGCTGCAATTCCGTTCGTGTCAACAGAATGAGAATAACCTGTTCCAGCTAGACAATAATCGAGCATCTGCTGTATGGAAAGATCACCTGATGTAGTTGTATATATGAAGTTGCTGTCCAGATCTTCGAAAAATTTACTGATCGCCGTGCATTGTATCTGATTGGGAAGGTTTTTTGTGACCTGCTTAATCACGTATTCTTCATCAAGATAACCGAATACACATTGATTCTGTAATAGACTAAACGCATGTTGATTTTTTTGTGTGAGATAGACCGTTACTGTCAGCTGTTTAGTCCCGTCTGTTCGTACATCTCGCTCAACTATATAATCAGTTAATCTTTCCCTTGCACCAACCGGTGATCGAATATAAAGAGGTGTTAGCATTAAACACTACCTCCTAAAAATAATTGCGTAAATTGAAAATCAATTTCAAAGGGGCTTCCATAACCGGAAATAGAAAAAGTATTTTGTCCTTTTGCTAAACTGATCGATTGACCGTTACAGTTTCCGTAATCACTGACGCCATTTTTGAGCAGTTGGACGTTTTTGATGGTCAAAATATCATCTGAATTCATTGACGTATTGTACTGAAAAGATTCGCCGGTTGTAATATTGTTGATTGTTAGATTGTTTGACGGTCCTTTTACTGTAATTAAAAAATCCGGCTGGCTTGAGTCAGTCGGATCAATGGGTATATTGCCATTATTGGTGACGATGAACGGACTTCCTGTCTCTATTATGAGAACAGGATTAACATCCTCTGCAAATCCCCGGTAACAAGTAAACACAATTGTCGTATCACCATAAGGGCCCTTCTGAGCAAGATCGGAAAAAGATGTACATTTGACAAGCCATCGCTTGCTCGGATCCCTCATATCTGATATATAAAATTCTTCGTCACTGCGAAAAATTGAAAACACTTGATTGCGAAGGCTAGTATAAGCCGCGAAACTTGCAGGACGTATACGTACTGGCATGGTGATTGTCCGCTCGCCAAACGTTGTTTCTTGAACAACTAATCCGTTAGCTCCGGTTACTTGTGCCGTCACATGTCGATAATTTGGTGCTGAGACAATGAAATCTTGTGCCCATATGCCGAGAGGTTTCAAGTCATACTGTGTACCATCTAATCGTGTCACAAGTGGCATCAGTTATTCCTCCCTTGCATAAATTGGCGCATATTGATACGCTGCTGATTCATGATGTCAATTGGCATCTGAGTTGTACGTGCAACTTCTTTGCCATCATATTGCGTAACAACAGTTAATTGGACTGGACGATTATTTGTTTGTGTTGTAGTCGTCCCTTGATATATAGCCGGACCTCCTGCCATTGAGACAGTAGGAATGTTAATAGCCGGCATCATTTGCGCGGCCGACGAAACAAAGTTGCTAATACGATCCATAATGCCACTCGGTACGGCTGCTTTAGCCATTCGCTGTGCGGCCGCAGCCACGCTGTCGTGGGACTGATCAATGCCTTGCACCAATCCGGCACCAACATTCGCACCAACTTCATCGCGCATAACTTGAGAAGGTGAATGGATTTTCAGTGTTTTCTTAATGACATTCGTCATCGACTTGGCTATTTTATTCAGTTCATCATTGAGTGCCCCTTCTTGGCCTTTCAGACCTGAAATAATGCCCGTAACCGTATTTTTTCCAAGAGACATTCCGGCTTTTTTTACACTCTTAAGCGATTTGAGTTTAGCCACAAACGTATTTTTAGCGTCCTGAAGCTGTTTATCTGCTGATTTCTTCGCTGCATCAATCTCAGCTTGAGCAGATGCTTGTGCTGCTGCAATCTGTGCATCCGTGGAGTCTTTTTCGATTTGTAATTCTTTTGCTGCTTCATCGTTCGAAATTTGATGACGCTGATTCCACATATCCACGTATGTGCGTAACTCAGCATCTGACATTGTCGTTATGGCATGTATCTGACTTTCTGCCCCTATGCCAGCTGCTTTAAGTTCATCCATCATGCTCGATGGCAACTTATCACTTAAACTAGCCATATCGGACTGGTATGCTTGTAAATCATGAAGCGATTCTTGCATTTGATGTGTTAGGTCTTGCTTATAAGTCACTGATCCAGAATTATTATCAAAAATACCTCCGTATATATCGCTCTGCTTGCTCGACAAGTCACTATTGTACTGGTCTTGCAGCGTCTTGATATTGTTCTGAAGGTCTGAATTAATCGACTTTATTTTGTTGGTCAGGTCTATATTAATGGACTTGACTTTGTTCGCATAAGTTGTTGCCGCACTAGCAATGTCCTTATTAAGCGTATTTTGTGCCGTTGTAAATTGTTTTTGAGAGTTTGAAATATCAGTGTTAATCTTTCGCACAAGATCACTGTTGAGCTTATGATGTTTTTCAATCTCTTTAAGGTCAGCGACATATTTCGAACGGCTGATCTTACCTGTCTTATATTTCGTTTCAATGTTCTCAATCTGGTTTCGATAAGATTTTTGTCTTGCTGTTTCTCTTTTTTTAGCAGCCGTTTCTCGTTCGTGTTGGCGACGTTTCGCTTCATTCTCACGCTTTTTAGCTGATGACTCCGCCTTTTTCGATGCTGATTCTCTTTCACTAGACATTTTCTTTTCAGCAGCATGAATACTAAGCAGAACTGAGCGATGTTGTGCAGCAGTTAGCTTATATCTCTTTTCAATGCTTTCAAGTTCCTTGATATAGGTAGACGTGCCAATATGACCCATTGAATAATTGAACCGTGCTTTCTGAATAGCGGCCGTACCATTCGCATATTTAGGGAAGAAGTTTGTTAATGATGTGGTTCCCTTTGCATATCGCTTCGCACCGGTTGGGCCCCATCCTCCTGGCATGTTGATGTCACTCAACCAGTGGGAATCGTTGAACATAGCGAGCAGTTGATCAAGTCCACTGCGTATGTTTGTATGCCCTTTACGTTCCCAGTGGGAGAATGTAGAAGGAATGTATTGCAGAAGTCCAATTGCCGGATGACCAGCACGGCTATTCACGTCTTGTACCTTCTGCAAGACGGTTGGATCTCCGCCAGATTCCTTTTTGATTCTATTAATGATCGCTGACATTCCGGATCCATCTAACTTGATTCCTGACATACCAGCCGCGCGCTCTATAACTGGTTTCCATCGATCTATTTTTGATCCAGATGGATTATCAGCGCTACCCATAAGTTGCTTTTTAACCCAATTAACAGCATCCGAAGCAACTGTTTTTACTGTTCCTTCAGCCATCTTAGCAATATTCGGTGACAATCCAGACAAATTAGTAAATTTAGCAATGGCCGTATTCAACAATTTGGCTGGATGTGTAACCTCGTTCCAAAATCCTTCAGCACCCTTAGCAATCGAGTTCCATCCACCCTTAACGAAATCCATTGCACTACCGATCCATGTCCCTTTTGCAAACATTTTGGGCATAGACCCAAGCAATGCTTCTGTGGCATCGCCGCCTAAAATATCAACAGGGTCGGTGAAATTATAGAGCGTTGCCGTGTTTGGAGACATTTCTACCTGACCATCAGAGTGACGAATTAATTCGTTCTTGCCTGCTTCACCAACGATTGACAACCCGAACGCTTTACCACCAGTCGCAAACTTCGGCACTTTCCATGGTTTGATTGTTGGGGCATCTACTTTTTCGAGTACCCAATCAATGCCTTTTATAACGCCATTTACGCCTTTACCGATTCCGCTGACCATTCCATTTCCAATGTCAACGGCTCCTTTTTCAACATTTTTCCAACCATTATGAAGTGCCTTTCCAATTTTTCCTGGTAATTGTTCAAACCATTTGACAGTTTTATTTAGCCATCCACCGGTTAAATCATTCAGTACCTTGTATCCGGTATTGAAATAATTCTTTGCTGTTTTCATCGAATCGCCGGACAACTTTTTAATATCTCCACCGACTTTAGACCAGCGGCCATGAATAATATCTCCCCATGTGTCCGTATAGTCCTGTAGAACGTTATAGCCGCTTTTCATGGTCTTTTTAACGCCTGAGAACAGGTCTGAAAATACACCGTTTGTATGCTTGTTGAGCCACGAATTTTTATTTGCTATGGAATCCGCCATGCTGTCCCAATGTTTTTTCATTCCACTTACAAATTGGGATGTGTTTTTGCTAACCTCGCCCCATTTGTCTTTAAACCAATCTCCTAAACCCCCGAAAAACTTTTTAACGGATTTCCAATGGATAACCAGTTCTGATACCGCAATCACCAATAGTCCTATCCCTGTAATAATCCATCCAATCGGTGTCGCTTCAAGGCTTAAATTGAGTGCTGCACTGATTATTCCCCATAGTTTCATAGCCTTAATTACAGTCATAATTCCTAAAGCAAAGGCCGCGAAATCCTTTGGATCGCTGGCAATTAATTTCACAAGTGGCTTTAAAAGTGTTGCTGTAATCTTGAAAACATCACCTAGCAATTTAAAAGATGCAATTCCCGTTTCTTTAACCTCTCCAAAGAAATGTGCAATATCTTTGGCATGACTAGCGATATAATTACTAAATGACTTTATTCCTTTTGTTGCATCATCTGTAAACGTCCGCATACTCGAAGCTACGCTCTTTGAACCAAACACTTTACCAAATGCCTTGATGATTGTATTGGTTCCCTCTTCTGCAGCTTCACCCATACGCCTGAACTCTTTGTCTGATTCCTTGCTATTCATCCACTTCGAAATTGCGCCAAATAATCCAGACTTTGTGTTCATGAACGGTTTTTCAAAGTCACCCATCAAAGCAGGAACACGCGCTTTGACTATACGTTCCATTCCCCACATGGTTTTCATCATGTTGTCGGCAGCCATGCCGTATGTCTTATTGCCTAGCTTTTCAAATTGCTGAATGAATTCTTGTGCCGATATTCCTCCGGCACCAACCATCTGACGAAAGATAGCTTTTGATGCATCTGCTGTCGGACTTCCTGCGCCCTTAATTTCGAGCATCAAATTTTTATATTTCTTTTTGGTTATCTCGCCTGAGTCGAGCATACTTTTGAACTGTTCGGCAATTAGTTTCTTATTCCCGGCGAAGTGCTCCGCCATTTTTTCGGATAGCATCGGGAAATATGATTCGACTTGGTTCAGCATTTCAAGCGTCATTTTACCTGTCGCTAGTCCGTGAACCATGTCATTCGTGACATTGGTAAGTTGTGCACCAGATAGGTGAACGGTATCGCCCATGTTTTCCATCGCATGCGTCATTAACTCGGCTTCTTTGGCGTTAGAATGCAGGTGGTAAAAAGCTTGAGCCAGTTCGTCAGTTGTATTCGTTGCTTGTCCAGTTTTAACCGTAAGCTTGTTGATCATATCGACCATTTGTTGACCTTTAGTAGCAGATCCGGCCAGTGTCGTCCAACTCGCAAGCATGACCTGTTGTTCTTTGTTATATTCTGCGCCTAATCCGATTAGTTCCTTGACCTTATCCTTAACCACATCGAAGGCTTTGACAGCAGCCATTCCAATCATAGTACCAGCAATAACATCTTTCATGCTTAACCATGCATGTTTTGTCTTTTCCGTTGTATCATTTACTCGGCTTAATGCAGATCTTAATTTTCCCATTTTAGATGCATTGTCCTCAGCCGAAGAAGATGACTGTTTAAATATTGTTTTCAGATCGGAAACGCTAACACCATAATGCTTCGCAGCATTAGAAAGACTTATTAATTCTCCCTGTTGAGTACGCCAAATACCCGGTCCGTCTTCAAACGCCCCCTTAAAATCATTTGAAATTTTATCGGCTGTTTGCTTAGATATGGTAAGCATTTTATCTGCTATTTGCTTAACCGTTCCTGTCGCTTCATCTTTTGTGCTTATTTTTTGAACGACAGGTTCCTTAAAGGCACTTTTCACCTTATCTGATGTCTGCTTTGCTTGATTATCAACGGACTTAGCGTTCTTAGTAAAGTTTTTGTCCATCTGATCACCAGCACTGATGCCAAGTACCTTCAGTATTTCGTTAATAACCTTGGCATCCGACTGGATTTTTGACTTATCGCCTAGCTGGACATCAATAACGACCTGACCATCACTCATTTGTTACCCTCCCTTCTTTGCCATATTTACAAGCGATTTGAACATGCCGTCCATCGCTGCATCTTGTTCCTCAACAGATTGATTCTTATCAAGCGCATAGATTTGCTTGAGTTCCTGTAATCTTTCGCGCTCTTTTACTGAGTATTCATCATTTCCTGTTGGCAATTCTGCCGCTCGGATACCGATGATCTGTCTAAATTTCGTTTTATCACGCATGCCATTAAGCAATGCAACAAACTTTTCCCATCGCATAATGCCCTGTTGGTCCAGAAGATCGATCCCATATTCTTGCAAAAAAGACGCAAAGATAAACTCTGCGTCTTTGTCAAAGCTATAATATTGTTTCTGATCGGGGGGTTTTGCTGAACCGTCATTGGGCTCCTGCTTGCCTACAACATATTCATCGATGATACGTTGGACCGTATAAAGCTTTATTTTAATGTCCGTTTCGCAATCGACGACAAACATGTCAAATGCTATTTCAACTTTTCCTATATCGTCTATTGATTTGTCATTCATCAGATCATACCAGCGCAAGACGTTGTCAAAGCTTAAATCCAGATTGTAGGCGACCCCGTCTATTGTTATCGTGTCATCAAGCTTCTGCTTCAGGCTCAACATGAGACATCAGTGTTTCACATATTTGTGCTTGATGGCATTTAGCTTATTTTCATGCTCGCTGTTGCGTTTGGCTGATAGTGCCGTTGCCAGTTCCTCAACCTTGTCTGATAGATAATCCGTAGAACGACCACATTTTGCATAGATACGTTGGCCAGCTCCTTTACCAAAAAGCAAATCAAGGAATTCAATATTACCATTCTTGACGATTTCAAGCATTTGAACAGCCTTTTGAGCAAGTTCATCACCTGTTGTCTCGTCTTTTTCTTCAAGTTCTGTGTATTCTTTTTGACCAACTGTTATTTTTCTCCGCATTTTTTCATAAGCAGCAGTGTACTGCTTTTGCTTTGCATCAGAAAAGTCAATTTTGAATTCTTCACCGCCAAATCTTACCGTTTCAATTTGCCTATTTTGTTCTATGTCAATATTAATCAATTAAAATCTCTCCTTTCGGGTTATGTATGAAGGGGGCCGAAGCCCCCAAAAATTATGATGCAGCAGTTGTCTTAGATACAGGTGCAGAAAGTACAGATTCTTCGCCATTTTCATCAACAGCAGATACCTGATAACTGTATGACGTTGATACTGCAAGGCCGGTGTCTGTATAAGCGTTTGTAACAGGTGATGCTGCCAAAACACCATTACGGTAAACTTTGTAAGATGTAGCACCTGAAACAGCATTCCATGTGAGTGCAATGCTAGTTCCCGTTACTGTACCTGCAAGACCTGTCGGCGCAGCTAATCCAGAAGTAACAGTCGGAGCTCCATTGAAGTTCGATGTGAAGCTGAATGTTTCCTTCGCGTTTGCAGCACCGCCGGAAACGACAATCGCATTCAGCGTTACGCAACCAATAATGACGGTGCCATCTGGTCGAGTCCAACGCAGCAATGTTTTTACCGCATCACCAACAGCAAAGTCTTTGCTCGCGACATAATCCTGCGCAGCGTCACCTTCCAAACGGTTACCGGAGAAAGCGATTGAATAGTTCTTTCCGGTTACATCCGTATTTGAGAATCCGTTTCCGTCCAAATACGGCGTGTTGTCAGTCGTGTCACCGGCAGCTGGTGTAAATGTGTTGATACCGGCCGCTAGTCGTGCCCAGTTGGCTTCCGCGACTTGTGTGGGGTCTGTGTGGCCCAACGTGTCAATTTCAAATTTGTTTTTATAGTTCAAAGGGAACATTCTATCACTCCTTATTCATTTAGTAGTAATTCAATTTGATAGCTTGCAACATAGACATATCCGTGATCATCCTTCAACAGGAAGTTAGGTACGCTTGCTACTTGACCGTTGATAAAATAAAAAGAGCCATTTTGGCTCTTAATATCATCATCACTTAATCCGTCTACATATCTGCAGATAGATTGAAGTGTGTTTATAGCAGTCAATTGGCTTGTGTGACGAACGGTAATTTGAAAGGCATATGTTTTATCCCATTTACCATCCATACCGCATACAGCTTGTCCTATTGGCGTCAGCATGAATGCTATGCCGTTTGACGGCGTGCCATCAGCGGATACCGGGATGATCGGCACACTAATAGGTGCGAACAATCCGCAGTTTGCTTCCAATGCGTCAATCATCCGGTCTTGGAAATCAAGTTCTGTGCTCATTTAGATATTGATTCACCCCATCCCGTGCGACACTTACCCATTTATCTCCACGGTCTGCTTTTGCTCTTTCAAACCAAAGTCCGCCTGCCTGTGGATGAGTAGTCTGATCAAAATTATATTCTGGATGATAATACATCCTACGAGCATACTCAGTATCCCATACAATTTGACTATATCCAGGACTTGACTGAATAATTGACGATTTCATAAGATCGCCTTCGCGATAAGGGACATACTTATTGCTATCACCAAGGACTTGTTCATCTAGAGCATATTGAGCGAACTTATTTGCTCTGTTTACCTTACCGGCAATATCCCCAAGGTTGACATGTACTTTTACTACCATCTGATCACACCCTGTTCAATTGGCATTCATAGTGATGTACGCCACGGTCCGTCTGCAAAACTATGACCTTATCAATTTGATAAGTCAGGTCGTTAAATACAATGTGATCCTTCTGCTTTGGAACAATCGACAAGTCTCGCTCGACACCGGAAATGACTTCATTTGATGTCTTAGTGTCGATATAGAGCATCGATGTGAAGTCTGTTGTCTCTGCTTTATTGCTGAATTTAATCTGTGACGAATCATCAACCCGAACATGCACGATTGTGACCGGATTAGTGTCATCCCAAGTGTCGTCATAGCGTTCGGATCCAGTGTAAGCCACATATTGAACCATGTTCGGTAACAATATAGGCGGTATTGGTTGAATTAGCATCACATCACCGCCTTAGTCATAATTCCATCCATAACCGTAGCGTCCGGTCCATGTGCGATCACGAATTTCTAGTCCGGCATACATCAATCCGGTTGGTTCAAGGTATTGCCGTGCGACATCAGATTGTAACTGTGTCCGCGTGGACTGGTCACTTGTTGGCATCTGGTAATGGAAACCACCGATTGAAGCTGACTGTACGGTCTGCATGCCAGCCTCGGAATGTGCACCAATTTCATAAAAGTACTCCATTTGTGCACTGATCGCCATCAAGATTTTATTCTGTATGAATGTTGGCCATGTCGAAAAATCTTTTTGAGATAGCTTAAATTGTGTGATCTGATCCACGGTGCGCTCAGCAGCACAAGCAATCGCATTGAACTTGTCATCTTGAATAGGTGTTCCGCCGTATGTGCCATTGTAAAAATCAGCCGTTATCCATTGCGGTGTTGGCATAACTCATCACTTCTTTGCTGACTTGTCATCTTGCTTGCCGTCCGGACTTTCCTCTTGCTTTTTTTCATCAGATGCTGAAATGTCAGCTTTCAACTTAGACAGTTCATCTTGTACCTTCGCAAATTCGGCATAGGGAACTGTTTTCCGTTTTCCAGCTTTGACAAGTTCATAGCTTTTTCCATCTTCGGATAGCTTCACCTCGTCATAGCCTTCATTCAAATAAAAAACCTCGGAAGTATCCGGGGCATTAATCACTCTGTTATTTTTTTTGAAAATCAATGTCGCCATTGGTCAATCCCTCCTTATGCAGCCGGTGTGACGTTGAATTGAACAGCGCCAGAACGACGATCAAACAAGAATACATCGCAGTAGAACCGTTCGTAGTACAGGTATTTGCCTTTCGTATGTGCGCTCGGTTCTTCCATGTTCACAAATTCATATTTCATTGGAGAAAGCACGCAAGCTGGATGCACGAGTAGCATATTGATCTGTCCAGCGGTCGGATCAGTAGCAGCACCATTCGTGAAATTGTACAGTGTCTTCATGCGGTTCGAAGGTACAACAATGATATCAACATCATCAAGCGAATGTACTGCCCGGTTAACATTACCTGGATTCTGCGTCACATTTAAATACCTCTGCAACTCTTGTGACTCTTTCAGTGTCTTATTCATCTGCGGCGTTACATACAGCTGACGTCCTGCGTCTGGATATTCTGAATCATCCATTTTCAGCATCATCGCATCAAAGACGCTCAATGCGTTTGAAGTTGTGATTGCCGTATTGTCAATGCTTCCGGAACCGTCTTTAGCGATTTTTTCCGCGTATAGCTTCGAGATCATATAGTCATCGAGTTCTGGAACCTTGTGTTCCGTGTTGTAAACCTGCTGAATGTTGGCGATTGCGACAGCGAGATTCGTTTCATCAACGTCCATCGGATCAATAAGCGTTGAAAATTCACGATCGTGTGTGAGCGACTTTGTTTCAAAACTGTTGTCCACATTACGTGCAAACCCTGTGATCGTATCACGGTTGACATCTGTTGCACCCTGCGTGTCGATGTGTGGAATCTGCACGGTTTTTGCATTGATAAATTTAATTTGTGAGTTTGCCGGGCTATTCCACAGTGCACTGAACATCTGTGGTTTAAAGAATGCCTGAAAAAGTTGCTGATTGAATATTTCAGCATAATTTAATACTGCCATTGCATGACCACTTCCTTAAGTTAATTTTGTTGAATACCAAATGCTTTCAAAAATTGCTGTTTCAATGAATCCGGCGTTTTGTCACCGTCATATTGTTGCTGACCGACGAATCTTGGATGTCCAGGTTCAGCCGGTGGCGTCTGTTGTGCTCCAAAAATCGGATACTTTTGAAGAACACTGTCAATCGCTGCGCCGATATCCTCGGCTCCTTGAACCATTTTGATGACATCATCAACAGCATCAGCACGTACACCTTTGCCAAGTGCGGCAATCTTCGCATCAGAAATGGTTTGCGCAGATTTTGATGCCTCAAGTTGCTTTTTCAGTTCAGCAGTTTCATCTTGCAGGCGTTGTGATTCAGTTTTCTGGCTGTCTTGAAATTTTTTAAAATCTGCAAGGCTTTGCTTCGCCGAGTCTAGGCTCTCAACACCCAATTCTTTAAGAATGGATGATCGAATATCATCAGCTGATGGCTGTGGTGTTGGGTCTGCACCTCCTTTGTTTGAATTAGATGGTTGTGGATCACCTCCTCCCTGTGCTGGCTGTGGATCTGCTGGATCACCTTCCGCGAAATACTGAAGGTTCAATTTATACGGTTTGGGCATGTGAATCCTCCTTTGGGCATAAAAAATAAGCCGTTTAACGCCATGCTCAGGGCAAAATAAAAAGACCCGAAGGTCTTAGATTAATTCAAGCTTTTTAATTTCGTTTAGATTAAAGTTGTATCCATAATTCAACTTATCACTATCGTCAGGGATTAAGTTAATGCTCTCAATGAGATTGTCATCATCGTCAAGCTCTGGTACGTAATTGACCAGATCTCCGACCAATACGCTACCACTAGTGGTTGTTAGACGCACACGTTTATCAATATAAGGTTTTATCTCACTTAGATTCATCTTTGATCACCTTCGTTGGAAAAACATGCACGCCTGTTTTAGAATAGCGAATTTCAAAATTGCCGGTAGCGTGCTCATTGCCGTCCTTATCTACATAATAGCCTATTTGCTTGCCATTTTGTACGATTATCTCTTGATTCTTAAAATTAAGATGATCATCAACCATTAATTTGCCTGTTCCGGCATGTTTATTAATCAATTGCTGAACTTCTTCATCGTTAATCGTTAAGTAGCTTGGTCCGTAAGTACCCTTCGCAGAAAGCTTTTTCTTATATGCTTCATAAGCCGGATCACCAACCATGTGCCGTGCTTGTTTTTCGGGATTAATCTGTGTCGAAATTGCACCTGACTTAATCTTGTCACGTATCTGCTGTTGCTTCTTTGTCACATCATTTTGATGTTGTTTCAGCAATTCAGCATCAGGCTTGTGCATGATTTGCTCACGCTCATATCTGCGTGTTCGCCCTGTCTGTTTAATAAACTCGCGTAGTTGTGCTTGATTGTTTCTAACATCCGTATTTGCCTTAGCGATCCCTTTTTCATTATCCAGAGCCTTCATCATGTCAAGCTTTGTTTTTGACTTACGAACCTGACGTTCTAAATAGCGTTGCTGCTGTGATTGTGCATATACTGCAGCATTTTCTTTTTCCGGATAAGGATGATAGGTCATCTTGGTAACGCCAGGTATATAGGGATAGCTGATATGTCGGCAATTGCATCCAAACAGCCCAGCAGCCTTACCATAGCTTGTACTTGCAAGCGATGGATACTTGCTACTGTTTCCGTTTCGACTATAAATATGCCCTTGATATGGCGCACACAACGGACGTGCGCCAAGATGACTGCTGACCTCGATTAAATCCAAGTCATAACTGTCCATCCGAGACCACTGTGCTTGGTTCGCTACATTATTGCTTATTGTGCGTGTCACAAGCGGAATGTAACCTTCGATTGACCAATGATGACCGGCTTTATCTACAAGCGCCGGTATGCCCTTATCAGCCCATTCAGCAGACGAATCAGCTAATGCTTGCTGATGGGTTTTAAAGCCCGTCATGACACTAGCAACAGCCTTAGAAATGATGTCTCTGTATACCTGTTTACTATTTTGCAAGATTGACGAGTTAACAAGATTGATATTTTGTCGCGCTTGTCTCTGAAAGTTCAGCAATGTTGAAAAGATACGTGGATCTTCGTTAACTGGTGGCGCTGGCTTGATCTTTCCATCATCAGATAGCTTCTTCAAATATTTTTCCATGTCCTGAATGCTTTGTGTACCGCTGTTTTCGATTAATGCATTGATTTCCTGTTCAGCCACACCAGACATCGCGGAAATAAGCTTGATGACATCCTTATTCAGATCGCCGAGCGCTTGCAACTTCTCAAACTGCCATTTAAGGATATTATCTTTTGTGATATCCTTATCTGTTTTCAGACGTTCAGCAATGGCTTTTAGAATATCATTTTCCAGTTGTGAATAGATGCTAACGATCGGTTGAGACAGTTGGTTTAGTTGGAAAGGCGTGAGCATCAGTAACAGTCCATATCACTTAACAATAGAGTCTTTCCTGCTTCGAATAGCCCTAACGCTTGTAATTGATCTTGCTCTGAGTATCCATATTTTATTTCACCATCTTCCGTTTTCACACAAAATACGACGTTTTCAACAAGGCCTTCATTTATGGCTTTGATAAGGTTCTCTATGACCGATTTTGGTGTAATAATGCCTTCTTTTTCAGCCTTATAATCAAGAAAATTTTTCATATGATCACCTCGATTGTGCATCTGCATTTTCTATTCCGTATTCTGCCTTGCCCATGATTGCACTCATAATCGGTGGCTGTTGCTGTGCTGATTCTGCTTTTATCTTGCTCATCCACTCGTTTGCTTGATCTTCTGTAATGTCAAAGATACGCTGAATCGCTTCAACCTTCGGCATCAACTCGGCGGCAACAAGTGTGATATAAAAATTGGCGTTCTGTGTTCGATCCTCGGCAATGCTGTCATCAAAATCGACCGTCACTTCATAGTTATCATCACCCGGATTGGTGAAAATATCGTACAGGTCAGCAAGTTGTGCAATACAGTCAATTAAATCCTTAATTCCTTGTTCAATAAGCGTTTCATGACTGTTCTTTGTCCGAAATGTCTCCGAATTTTCGCTAACTACTTCTGTTGCTGTTTTTACTTGCTGACCATCAAAAGTAAACGTTCCTGGACTAAATCCTTGCTGCATAGACAGTAAGTCTAGTAATGAGTTAATTGCTTTGACGTGGTCATCAACTCGTAAGGCAACGGCCATGTCCTTTATTTGATCAGCTTCCATGTCGCCAGTAGCAACAGCCTGATAAACCTCGTCATCCGTGTCAAAATAGCGATGAACCTCTCCTGTTTTTGGATCATATATGGCTCTGATCGCTGATGCCGGAACGATGATACGACGCTTACCAAGTGAGAACTCACGCTGATATGAATCAAATGCAATGTCTAGAGTTTTCAGTGTATCGAGTGCATTGCCAAAAATGCTAATGCCTAGTGGTGATGATGTTTCAAAGTTGTTGGCGATATTTGGTTTGAAATAGACAAATAAAGGCCTTGTCAATCCTTGAATCGGAATGTCATCTTCCATATTTTCATAGAGCAATGACAAGGGCACTTTAACACCCAAGTCATCAGGACTCATGCTCTGATACAATTCATTGCGTATGTGGTAGGTGTCGCCGTCCCATGTATGCCATTCTAGATGTGTGTAGTACTTATCACCTTTACGCGTCATATCCATGAATACGCCAGCCGTTATGTCATCGTTATTGGATCCTACAGGTAGGAAGTTTTGTGCTGTCACCCAACTTATTTTAATCTTGCCATTGTCAACATATGGCTTGGCAACCATTCCGCCCATTGCGAACATGTATTCCAAATAGCGTTGGAACAACTTGTGAAAATGGTTGTCATCCAACACATCCATTACGTTCGCCGAAAACTGTTTAATTTCCGGAGTAGCATGTATATCTCCATTTTCGTCAGGTTGACCATTGATGGATCCAATATTTATCTGACATTTCTCGTTGAATACGAGTGATGCCATGCGTTCAGCAGACTTTTTCGGCATTTTAAGGGACGCACGTTTTCTGTGGTGCCGTTTACCAACTGCATCAATGTAAGATGTCTCATGATACGGTATGCCGTCATATTTACCGAGATAGCCACGATAAAGCGATCGCCAATCAAGGATACGATCGTACATCCATTGCGATTCAATAACAGCTGCAAATTGTGTCACGTTGTTGATTGTTGCAAGTAATCCCATGCGTGCTAACACCCCCTTTATCGCCGCTCCAATCTTGGCGAACATCGCACCACCTCCTTATATGCCGACATAGTGTCGATAGAAATAGTTGCAGGCATAGCGTGCTTCGTCCATTGCGTGGTTATTCTTGTCCACCGGTTTGCCATTATCATCACGGACGTACAAACCAATCTCTTTGATGAAATGGTAGTGGTCGTACTTACTATCTGGTGGATTAACCAATAAAAAACGCCGCTCAGAAATGAGCGACTGCATGCGTTCAATGCCAACCTCAAGGCCCTTTGCTGATCCCTTGATGTCGTGTGCATTGTTATCCGCTTTGTACGTCTCGATGCCTACTAAACGCAGTTCTTCACGAAGCGAACGTGCCGCCGGATCGATAAAGACGTTGTTATAAAATAGATTGAATGTCTTATGGCACCAGTCTACGAACACCTTAATTTCTCGCGCATAGGTGGACATGGCTTTGACTTGGCCTGTTTCATTTCCGCTGTGGTAAAAATTGGCCACACGGTTCAAATAGGTCATAAAGCCGCGGCCATTTTCATTCGGTACTTGTGCCACAATCCAGCAAGCGATGGTTGTCGCATCTCCTTGCCCAGCATCACCAGTAAAGAACATTTCCACTGGATCGCCAATGAGCGTTTCCTTAACATTCTCATGCATGTCGAACATACCGTAAATTACACCTTCAGGAAGCACACGCTCGCCTAACCAGTCTCGATGATACAAATACGGATTCTTAATCAGCGTGTCATGCAGTTCCTGTTTACGTTCTTCAGTAAGAATCGGATTGTCATTGACATCCCAATGCGTCCAGCGTGTGTTCTGAACATCAAACACATCAGAAATAACTGGGTCATTCGGTGCCGGTGGGTTAAGGTCTGCTAGATGATAGCGCATTTTTGCCGCGAATGTACGCCGAAAGCACTCCTGAATCATGTCCATGTGTAGCAGGTTGATTTCGCAGAATACCACGGACCCGAGTGACATACCAGTGATTGCCCCAACGCTGTTTGACTTCGCTCCACCTTTGTAGTAGACACGTTTGTCACCATTTGGTGTATGCACCAATAAATGATCACCATGCTCATCATGCCGGATCTCTGACAGTCCGCTAAAAATGTGCATCAGTCCGGTACCGTCACCGTCGATGAATAGGCGAAATGCTTGCTCTTGATTGTAGGCAGTGACCAAGTGATTACCGTCTGGTGTCATCGTCAGGAACTCAGCATATCGAAAGTGCCCGGCAGTTGTTTTACCGCTTCTTGGTGTACCCTCGTTAACTTCTAGCGTGTGATCGAATGGGGCCCGGATAATTTTAAGCTGTTTATCCGAAAACTTAATCTTGCCCATTCGTACCACCACCATGTAGTGCGTCAACCAGTGCATCAAGCAGCGACGTATCGGCTTTTACGCCTTTTATGAGCGATGCACGCGCCTTTGTGAGTTCCGTATTTGCCTTTGTTTGCTCGATACGCTGACTGGTTAACTCTGATGTATTTCCAGCATTAAATATCCGCAGAAGCAATTCTGATGCCTTTGTGACATCAGATACTTTTGTAGTGATTGGAACTTTTTCAACATGATCTGCATACACAATCTTTTCATACGGACCTTTGGCACCCATGACCTCGATTGTCTCAGGTTTTTTAACTGTAATTAAAGCATAATCTGGCTGCTCACGTCTCAAGATTGATGCCAATGTTTGCAAGACTTCTTTTTGAGTCGCCAATGACTGTTCATCAAGTAGTTTTAACCTTGCATCGATATATTCCTTGATGTCAGGTTTCGTAAGGTTCTCACTGCCAATGGCGCGGGCTGTTCGTTTGCTATAACCAGCATCAATCGCTGATTGAGTTGCGTTGCCGGTCTCAATATATTTGTCAGCAAATCGCTTCTGTTTCTCTGTTAAGCTCATTTACATCATTCCCAACCCCTTTTATGCAAAATAAAAACACCCCCGAAGGAGTGCTTAACCATAAAATTCAGTCTCTATATTGAATCATCACATAAAAATTATATCTAGGACTAATCATTCCGTTTTGCCCTAATCCTCCTATAGATTCTGTAACAGCGTCAGAGAAGAATTGAACTTTAATGATATTTTCCTCTTTTTTGTCATCTAAAAAATCGTTTGCTTTTTTCTCGATTTTTTGTAAAGTACTTTCACCGAATATTTTTACTTTCATCTTTTACATCCCCCATTCTGCAGAATACCAATCTATTCCACAAAATAGGACAATGTTCCTGCTTTTACGAAAAATAAAAAGGACGCCTAAGCGTCCATCCGTTCTTATTCACAATACCATCATAACAGGATAATCTTTCCTATCTATGCCATCCTTATGCCATGTTTCTGCCAAATGTCTGCCATTCTTCTTCATATACCTCTATTCGGAGTGCGAACGCTAGACAAATTAGCGCTTTTTCCTGCTTACGGTAATAATTTCTCTCTGAGTAGTTCATCTTCATGCTTACCTGCAAGTTAGAATCAGCTTCTAACAAGAAACGTTCACGAATCAGCCTTTGATGTTCTACCTTCAACCGTTGAATCGCTGTGTTTACACGATCAATGTACTTCTCCCGATATACCAGACTATCAACATTATAGACTGCACAATCCTCTGTGTCGCTGTGGAATTCGTTTGTATTGCTCGCTGGCGCTAGGCAGTATGCTGGCGTTATCTTCGGCTCTCTGACGTTTGGGACACTCAATCGGTAGTATTGGTATTTCTCTAGGGCTTCTTTTGCAGCTTCAACCGTTTTATCTGTATCTATATCTTTGAGTAGGCTTTGCATATCGGTTATCCCCTCCATTATGGTAGAATGGAATTGCCTAGTCGGGATAACCGACTTTTTTTAATGCATCATTGTAAGCTAATCACTCTGTTACTAAATAAACTTCTTCTGCTGCGCTTATTCCTTCGAGATAACTCATGTAATTGAAATAATGATTACCTTGCAATCGGCATATTATTTCATCACAGCGCGCTTTATTTTCGTAGATGTTATAGAACATGATTTTCTTTGTTCTTGGGTGATGCGTAACCCAGTTGTCCCACCACTTAACCAAAATAGCATCGCCTTTTTTCAATGCCTTGAATTATTCAATCTTCGTAAGTTTATTGATTTCCACTCCTTATCCCTCCTCGCTTCCATCATCGCGTCATAATACCCTTTCAAATGCCCGTCACGTGCTATCCACTCATAGCGGCACTCGTTGCATTCCCTTTTACCTTGATCCGCTGTATCGGCTTCCTGTGACCGTTTAATTGCATTCACCGTGCATTGAAATAACTCTGCTCGTGACATTGTTTTAAGGTTGTCCATGTGTCACCTGCTTCGGTGTAGTGTCGAACTGCGAATTAATCATAATAGAAATCAATCAACGTTTCTTGACCAGTGCAAATTCTTATTTCTACGGTGCAATAATTACCATCTTCAACAGAATTAAATGTATTAGGATCAAATTCTGTTGGTACTTTATTTCCCTCGTTCTCAATTGCTTCTGCTAAAACAGGAGGAATGTACACTATTGATAGGACACTATAAACTTCACCGGATAAATCCGTATCTTGAGTAGACCACTCTTGATTAATCGTTTCTAATAACGCTTGCAGTAAGCTCATTTTTTGCCCTTCCTTCGCATTAGCTGTCAACTGTGCATCTTGACTTCCTTCCACCCATCGCGTAACCGTCTATTGAGATCATGCCGCTGCAACAGCTCAAACAAATGTACCTTCTGTCCGTCCTCTACTCGATACAGGAGCGTCCATTTTCTACGGCTCATGGCTTTTTCTCCCAAAGGACACATCCAAAATCATTGTCAGTTTCGAAGTGCTTTACATATCCTCCGTCCCAACCAGTTACAAGTTCAACTTCAACTTTATCCATTATTTTTTCACAAATACCCGAATACTGATCATCAGAGTGCCAAAACTTACATGTCTTACACGTTTCGTTCATGGGATCACCTCGTCCAATTCAAAGATTTTGGCTTCTATTCGTGGATCGTCGCTATAAAATTCCTTGGCATTAAGTTCCACAATCTGATTGTCATCTTCCCAAACGATTCCATTCATCGCGTCCAAAATCAGCTTTATTTTGTTATCAAGATCTGGTTTAACCGTTGGACGGATAATTCCCTTCTCTTTGGCTTCTCTCTCCTTCTTGCTCAGGCTATTTTGCATCTTTCGATAGATTGTAAGATTAACGCTAATCGCCCCTCTAAACGGCTTCTCGTGCGTCATAAAGCGAATCAGTTTTTGCATGTCTTTTTTCTCTTTGGCATTCGGGTTATAGGTAGATGTTTTATGAGTAAACTTATTTGTTACCGTTCGTGGTCGCCCTTGCCCGTGATAGTCTCCTGGTATAGTGAGTTCAATCATCACACCCACCCCTTAGACAGGCGCTCAGGATACTTTATTTCTCCTGGTTTTCCATACAGCTTCCATACCGTTTCTAACGGCAGAAAATAACTTTTCACCTCACCATTAACCGACAACGTACTCCGTTCAAACGGTCGCTTCTTCGGTCGTCTGTTTACGCCTTTTGGTGTACTTACTGCTTCTTCAAGTGTCCAGTGTTGCACAAGCACACGGTTTCCGATATTGTTCTTCGTTAATCCGTTTTTCTCACACTGCATCAGGAGTTCACCGTCAATTCGTTGTCCACGCACGTAAAATGGTTTAAGCATCAGTAATCAGCCTCCTGACGCTTGAAATTGACAGCGTTCTTTTTGAAATATTGTGCTTCGATTTGGTCATTGGTGAATCCAATCCGATGGCCAAGAACAAATAGATTAGTCATGAGTAGGCTATATGTGAATGAACTATCATAGAAGTTTGCTGAAAAATACACTTCATTTAAAATTTCAACGAAGGAATCATTTGTTCCGTCATCAACCTCTGTCATACTAATGCTTTCTACTATGTTCACTTTTTCATTAGTCAATCCAATGCTCAGCGCGAAATGCAGGCAATCCACAAATTCGTCCAGCACTCGCTTATCGTCTCGTGTCGTGTGCTCTTTCCAATACTTCCACTCACCTTGTACTTCTTGAGCAAGTTCGCCCAATTCCACATTCAGCGCAAGGATTTTGTTCGGAAGCAGGTTACGTCCCTGCAAACCTTTCTTTTCGATAATGTCCGCATCCAGTTTGGCTTGTGCTTCATATAGTTTTGCTAGATTCATTGTTTAAACTCCCTTTTGTATTCATTTGCTATTTCTTCGACTCGCGCAAGAACGTAAGAAGATGATGATCTAAGTTGTGCTTTGCATATCTCGGACATGAGTTCATGAAGCCGATCATTCTCTGCTCTCAGCCGTTCAATCTCACTCACTGCCCACTCTCCATCTGAATGTCTCAAAATCACAGCAGGGCTTTTCTTTTGTTCTTCTAGCTTTTGTTTGATATAGTCTAGGCGATCAGGCATGTGTTTCACCAACCTTGGTATGGAATTTTTTAAGTGCCAGATCAAATGTTTTCTGGTCAATTTGGTCAAGTACACCCATCAGCTCATTCTCGTGGCTCTTATGTTTTTCAACTTCGTCTCTCAGTCGTTCCACTTCATCACTCAACTGAACCATCAATCCGATAAGCCATACCGCATCATCCCGGCGTAAAGAAATAACAGCACATTCTCCCTGCTCACGAATGATTTGCTTAATTTTTTCCAATCGATCAGGCATCATTATCACCTAGCCAATCTGCAACGTCAGGATGCTCTTTTGCGATGATATCAACAGTTTCCTTAATGATTACGCGCACTTCTCGCCCTGCTGGTGTATCGGAGCAGTATTGGTCATAGTATTGTTCCAGTTCTTCCCTCGGAGACATCGGATTGACGATCTTCTTGCCACTTTTCAGTGCGACGATCCAATCTTGCACTTGATCAAAGCCATAAGGTATTTTAATATCACTTTCGATCGCTTCGCTCAGTACAGTAATCAAATAACTATCTGGATAATCTTCCGGTGATTCCTGCATTGTACGATCGTTTAAACGCACAAGTTGCACAGGCGTAACTTTATGTTTTAGCACATACATATCTTCACTCATCGCTCTTGCTCCCTTCGAAGGCTTCTATTGCCGCTTGGCAAATTGCTAATGGGGCTGTTTTACCCCATGATCGATATGGCCCGCATGTAGCAAGCCAAGTTCCGTCCAAAAAACTTTCTAGCCGTATAAGTCCGATATGTTCAGCAACTTCCCAAGCGCTTCTCATATCTTCAGATGGGTTCCAGTCAACTAATTCATTTTCTTTAGGATCAACAAATTGTTTCCATGTTTTTTTAGTTTTTCCGTTGGTGACTGTTGTTAAATACCATGTAGGATGAAGAAAACGTGCCAATTTCTTATCGATCTCCAAAGTAGTCATCGCTTCTGCTCCCTTCTCAACCATTCTTCCTTCGCACATCCCTTTATCCACCCAATACAAACCATCAGAGACGATGCGACAACCGGTATACTGATCATCCATGCCAATATGGTGAGTCCTTTATCCATAGAAAATCCCTCGTTTCCTTGGATTGATTTTCCCTTCCCTTGCAAGACTAAATATCAGCGCTAAAACGTCATCCTGAGGACGATCTAGCAATCTTTGCATCGTCCATAGTGAATTGCCTTCATCCCATAATTTAATCGCTGTACGGACGTCTGAATGGCTCCATTGGAAATCAACTGATTCACACGCGATATACGTCTCTCCGCGCTTGCGCGGCATCCACTGCTTAATAAGGCGCGATTCAGTTGCATTGTTGAATGGTTCTGCCATGGCCATCTATGCTCACTCCAATCTCCCTCATAAACGATCTGTACCACTGATCAAATTCTTCTTTCGTCTCAATGTGTCCGTCTCCACCTGTTACTTGGATGACTCCTGGCATTAGGTAGTGGGCTTGGTTCATTGGATCACATCTTTCATAAACACAAGCCAATGTGTTTTGCTTCGTCTGTTTCCGAATAATGGCTCATGGCCAATCGCCTTGATGATTTGTGTCAGCCTTATTTGTTCCTCATTCCACTTAAAAATCATGGTTCCGTTCGGCTTCAACACTCGCATACACTCATCAAAACCTTGTTTGATATCCTCACGCCAAGTATCTTTTAAGATTCCGTACTTTTTGGCCAACCACGAATCTTCACCGGCATGAATTAAATGTGGTGGATCAAAGACTACTAGATAAAAAGATTCATCATCAAAAGGCATGTTGCGAAAATCGCCAATCACGTCTGGATTAACCTCTAACGTGCGGCCGTCACATAGCTTGTCCTTCAATTTCCTGTTGTCCATGTAAATGGCTTTTGGATTATGCTTGTCGAACCAAAACATCCGACTTCCACAGCATGCGTCAAGTATTTTCTCCATCCCATTCACCCTTTCTTCATCCGGTAATCCGGTACATCAAAATTACTTTTCCCCCTCTGACTTGGTCCCTCAATTGCGTAGCATCGATGATGAGCCATGCCTTTGATTAATCGGTCAGCTGTTGCAAATCCGATCCGTTCAGCAAGTGTTGCTTCATCCTCATTACTAGAGAAAATGATTGGCTTTCGGCTCCGGTACCGATAATCAACAATTTGGTAATAAAGGCTTTCCTTGGCTTCCGATGGCTTCGCTTTACCAATGTCGTCCCATACAAGCACATCTACATGCTCTACACCATTTAGAAGCTGTCTGAGCCGTTCTCCGCTGTCATTTAGCATCTTCGCTTGCGTTAGTTCATCCATCAATACCGCGTCAGAAACAACCAGTACACTGTTGCCTTTATTGAGCAAATATTTAGCTGCCGCAATCTGTAGATGTGTTTTTCCAATTCCGAAGTTGTTATGTTCTGCCTTTGCTTTCGCCTTATCAGCCATGGTCTGCAAATTTCTGATATTCTGCTCACCAAATACTGCGATAAATCCGAAGCTGTTATTCTTGCTGTCTTTAATAGATTCAAAGTATCTGAGATAATCAGTGATCTTTTGGTACATATCACGCTGCCATTGAAATTCCCGACGAAAATTTGTAAATTGCGCTTCTTTGAATTCGTCTGGAATCATAGATTCTTTAAAAATCCTATCCATTCGTGAGCGAGTGACACATTGGCAATCGCCATAAATTGGTGTGTACCACCATTCACCATTTTTGTGCTTTTTATTTCCCTTTATTTCTGCGCCTTCTTTGATCTTTACAACACCAGTATCTTTGCAAATTGGGCAATCATATTCAGTTCCAGACGGCTTTTGCTGCTGCTGATTCTGCGAGCATTTGTTCATAGCTACTTTTTTCTGGAGATCGGCCATAATAGCGTCGAATGTCTGAAATGTTGGTTCTCGCTTTGCCACCGGCATTCAGTCCTTTCTTTTCTTTCCACTTTCTTTGAAACTCTCGGGCTTCATCAAGCGTTGTTACATCGGCATCTAACCATTTGTTGATAATTCCTTCCACGTAGCTAATCCGTTTATTATCTTCTTTGAGTGCCACCTTCATAGCAGCAATCACAAGATCACTAGAGGACTTATCCACTAATTCATCAAGAGCCTGTGCATTAATCGGTGACAGGAAGTTATGGTAATTCTCTTGATAAAACTGTGATACTAGCTTGTACTTTTGAATATCATCATAGAAAGGGTCGGGTTTACTACTACTACTTGATGTATCAGTGTTACTTTTAAAAGATGTTAATGATGAAAGACTGTTACTTTTCGTTCCCCCGTTTTGACCACTGTCAGGTTGACCACTGTCAAATTGACTGGTGTCAGAATGACTGGTGTCAAATTGCGTATGGTCAATGCTTAAATTTACTGTATAAAGATTGCTTTGATTTCTCTGTCCGTCATATCTGTGAGTAACTGTTATATAGCCAAGATCAATTAGCTGTTTTCTATACTTGTAAAACCGTTTTTCACTTACACCCAAGCAATCAAGCATTAATTGCACACCAGGGAATGCTGTTAGGCCTGCTCCTGTATAGGAACAGATAAATGCATAAATGGCTTTAGCTTCGATTGATAGCCGTTTATCCTTCAATGGCTTTTTGAAGATTATTCCGTAACCTTCGTCAGCAATATTTCCGCTTAGTTTGGCTTTATCTTCGCTACTCATATCAATCGCCGTCCCATTCATCCCGGAAATAATCCGGTCCGTACCGCATTTCAAATTTCCGTTGCAACTTAACAGCATATTTATGATGTTGATGTACGCTTGAGTGACATGTCTGGCATAGCGTCGCCCCATTTGTCACTACTCCGCGTCCGCCTTGGCTACGGAACTTCACATGGTGGATGATGTTTGACCATTCACCACAGATCACGCAGCAATGATCATCACGTTCGAATATTTTTTCTCGCGTCTTTTTATTGAAATTTGACCTCTGTGTCTGTGTTGGCTTATATCGCTTAAAACTAGGCTTCGGTACCGGTATCCCCATCGGTTTCACTCCTTGCGTGGATTGATGTTTACGCTGCTATCTTCATCAACCTTAGAAACATTTACATATTGGTCATTCCTTGGAGTAAAGCGAGTTCTATATCTTTCAAGCGCTTCTAAAGCATTTGGTGCAATAACAGTAGCTTTATAAGTTCTTTGAACAACTTCTTCAATCTCAAATAACAAATTGATCACTCCCTCACGCACACAATCCAATATGGACGGTGTATTCTTATTGGTTTCATGCCTGGTTCCATTCGGTCGATATAGTTGCGTACAGCTTCTTTAAATCGTTCATCTGGAAAACTCCAAAAGTTATCCGGTATGCTAATGTGATATTCCATCAGTAGATCAGCTGCCCAACTTCAATAACTTTGGTGATCGTCTTTGTACGCCGGCAGTAGTCACATTTTCCACACTCGATCGGTTCTTCTTCACCTGATTTGAGTTTTAAAATTCGTTCCATGTGGTTCTCAACGTACTTCAATTCAAATTCAAAACGTGACGGATCAAAGTTGATGACCGCCACATTAGGCGGAGATTCCTTGCTAACAGCGACGATATACGGCGTATATTCATCACCGGTGATCTCTTTCAATGCGCGTCTGTATACTGCCATTTGAAGCACATAGCCCCAATGCTCGACAAAGGAGCACCATCCGTCGTACTTGTCATCCCAAAATCGTTTATTAATGTTCTCACATGTTTTGATATCCGCAAATCGGTGTGTTTGATGATTGATAACGTCCGTCCGAATCTTCCAATCAGCTCCGAAAAGATGTACTGAAAATATTTGTTCAGATTCACCTTCAAGGGCGAACATTGCCAACTTTTGACGTTTAATTGCTTCAATCATTTGGTCAGCCTGTTCAAAGTCCGCATACTTTCCACTACCACGTTTTTTGAAGATAGATTCACTATTATCATCAATAAATTTCTGATGCGCTTCTGCGCCCTCAAACGCCGTGTGAACGTACGATCCAACCGTTAAGGCATTTGTATCATGACGGACATATTCGCCGCTTAGGTGGGCAACTGCAGACGCTTCACAGGTCATGAACTGTTTGAATTGAGAAACTGACAGATAGTCACGATCAGCTTCAATCGAATGGTAATTCTCCCTGTTCAGATTCAGTATCTTTCTTTGCTTTGCTTCCGCTTGACTTGGCATTCTTCTTCACTTCCTTGTCTGCTTCTTCAAAGTCCTTTGTTAGATCATCTGATGATGAATCATTTTTCTTTTCATCTTTTTCTTTAGGACTAAACACTTCATAAGGCTTGATCATTCCGTCTTTAATAGAGTTGAACAGGCTTAATGCTTTAGCGATATCAATTTCTGTGAACGCATCACAGTTATAACCGAAGTATTCTTCTATTTGGTCCTGTGTGACTTGATAGTTTTCCTTGAACGCTTTAAGCATCCCTTGAATGCGATCCTTAAGAGGTTTTGTTGACTGCCCTGCCAATGTCTCGTAGCATTGCTTCATGGCCGCTTCCACAATGTCACCGGGAATAATGCTGAGAATGCAGGCGCGCATCCGACGTGCAGCTAGATTTGCCACATGCTCATAGATGTCTCTCTCGTCAGTCAGCTTTTTAATCTTCCCTTTTGCCATATATGAATGGGACATCGTGAACAATTTAGTTTGCCGTGTATTTGTTTCAAGGTCCCAAGCATAGGCAAGAACTTTTGATTCTTCCTGTCCTTGATCTAATTCCTTAACGCCAAAATCAATATTTCCCCAGTTTTGCGCGATAACTTCAGCCATTCTAATACTCGGTCCTTCAACCATTGACCCACCTTTTGGATAACGATATATTGCTGTTTTCGCTAATGATGGCCGCTTGCATGCATCCATGATTCTGTTTTGTGCTTGGAAAACGTTTCTAGGAAACTGCTTTGCCATGAATATTTGTCCTTTGACTTCTTCCATTTCACGGCTACTTGATGCCTGAGCAACTGCACCTTGTGGTTGTTGGCTCATTTGAAAGGATTGTTCAAGTTCATTCATTGCCATTGAAATTACCTCCTTGTCCATGTAAAATGGACTTGTAAATTAATTTCTTGCTGATTGAAGACCGCCGTCGTCACACGGCGGTCTTTTCATTTTCTGAATAAATATCCAAAATGTTTTTGTACGATCGAACCGTCGATTCAGCTTCGATAATGGTTCCTTCCCACAACGCTTTTTCATAATCGCTTTTTGCCTTTTCCTTGCTCTCCTGAGCCGTCTTAATCCAGTTTTCTTTATCTCTAAGTTCACAAGCCAAACGGCGTAACAATTGTGATTCCATTGCTTTCCCTCCTCTCACATGTGTGCTAGTTCGTCTTGCCATTCCTCAATCACTGCATCCATTTCGTTCAGCTTGTCCTGCAACAAATCACGCTCTGCCCGTTTTTCTTCGAGCATGACAGTCAAATCGTATTTGCTTGCACCTTGTGGCTCTGCAAATCGGCTTAGCAGTGGCATTGTCTATCCTCCTTCCTAGTGTCCTCATGCCCACCGCTGATGTGACAACCTACCCCATAGACTTCATGGACGAAACAGTTAGTTCACTATTTCAGCAAACCAACCGCTGCATACGCCAGTTGTCATCATCGGCGCTAGGTATGAGTGAGTAAGCTCTACCGCGCGCATATCATATACAGTTGTCTCAACAAGTAAATTGAATAGGATAAGAAAGGAGAATGCTCACCTCTTTTCATTTTTTATTTGGCTTACACGCCTACCAAGGAAGATATAGGGGGTTAATCCACTCCTTCTATTGGATTGGCGTGTGGCTACCATCATCGGTACCGTGACACCACTCACGGTAGACACCGGATAAACCGGTGTTTCGGCTTATGGATTGTTAATTTTATTACCTGATTCAATAGCTCCAATCCAATCTTTCACCACATGGAGTTCTGGATAGGATTTGTTAATCGAGATGTATAAGAGAAATACATTTTTGAATTTAACCGGATCACTTTCTGCTTCATTTAGTTCAGCAAGTATCTCGCCATCAACCTTGGTTTTCAGTTTAATTGCCATGTTATTTCCTCCTTTAGGACACCGGATGAACCGGTGTTTCGGATTAGACATGTTTTTCTTCTTGAAAGTCAATAATTTCAATTCCAGTAATGCATTCACCATCTAGTGCATCAATTTTTAAAACATCGTCGCCATCATAAAGATTGAAATGCTTAGGATATCCGTACTGTTTACCGTCATCTTGCTCGAATTCGATATGTTTTTCGTTTACTGCTGTACGCTTAAATGACATGTCGCCGTCTTCAAGCATGGAAGCAATAGTCTGAATAACAGAAGCGCCTATTGAATTTCCTCCAAGACTTGTCACTACTTCACCTTTGTACTTTCCCCACTGTAATTTAACTTTCACATCATGATTTCCGTATCTTGTTAACAGTCCTTCACCCATGTATTTATCCAATGTTCTTTCCTCCTTTAGGACACCGGATGAACCGGTGTTTCGGCTTAAATAGTTTGCTTATTTCGTTGTTCCTGCTCTTCTAGTAAACGAGCGTATGTTTTTGCGTAATCAATCTCGCTTAGGCGTATAACTTCCGTTTTGCGAACACTTTCCGGATAATCAAAATCTGTTCTCGAGTAGACGCGTCCTTCAAAGTCCCTGAATGTTTCGGCACGTTGACCTCGCAACCGATACATATTGAAGCAGAATCTTATTTCTCCGAGCGTCTTATAATCTTTCAACTTCCACTTATCCAATAGTGAAAAATAAAAATCTCGTAATTCCTTTTCTACACGGCCTCTTTGCTTTAAAAATCCGTCTTGCTTAAATAACTTTTTATTTTCTTCGCTAAGTTTGCTTATGACTGATTCAGGTAAACCCAAGTTATATGTCTTGGTATAGATACGATCTATACTATGGTCTTTCATATGAACCGATAATGATTCAATCACTTTTGACCATTTAGCATCTTGTACGAACTGTTTCATTACTGCTTTGCCATAATCAGAATCGTCTTTCGATACGTAACAATAAATTTCTCCCATGTTATTTCCCCCTCTACCCCATGTGTGCTACAATTAGGGCATATCCTAATTTTTGAGATTTGACTGATCCTCATTGCCGTGAGGATTTTCTTTTTGCAAGATAATCGTCAATGAACGCGTATGCTGCTAGTCCCACTATTGAAGCTGCTGTGATCAGAATCCTCGTTAGTGTCAGTTCCATGGATGATCACCTTTATTGATCGTGCTGATTACTGATAAATATTGTTTAGCTGTCATCACACGATCTGAAAGATCTTTGTTAAGTGCTAATTGATTAATCCGACGTAGGCTAGCAACCTTTTCGATCGCATGTTCAATAGCATCTTCAAACTTTCCGAGTGCTAAATCTAAGCTAGTTTGAGCATCAAGAATGTCGATGCAATCAAGTTCTGTTTTTAACTTTCCATAATCAAGCATTGCGACACGATCTTTCGCTTGCTCTGTAAATGTGTTCATCTTCTATGCTCATCCCTTTTGTGCTTTTTATAGCCTTCAATTAGTTCACTTCTGCTAACACCAATTTTTTCGCTAAGAACACCGATCAACACATTTCCTTCCATCAGTACATCCATAGATTCATAAATTGTTTTCAATGCTGCATCACGATCCGGATATTTCTGATAGGCACGTAGTTTTTTCAATGCATTTGTTGCCTCCTCCAAGTTGTCGGATAGACTTTCTTTTAAGCAAGATGGTTCAAGGCTCATATCAGGATCAATTCGTAACGGATTGATGAATAAACCACCGGATATTCGCTCCCAAATCGCTAGATTGAGCATCCAATGAACACGAGATAATGAGGAGTCAAGATCGCTTGAATAATGAATGATTCCTGCTTTTACCTTTGGAAAATAGGAAGGATCAACATGTACCAACTTTGCAAGCGTTCTGAGTGACATGCCTGTCTTATCAGAAAACATGTAAATGAAATCAATGAATTGTCGTTCGGCTTTTTGTTGCCAAACCTCACTTTCAATAGCTGCCAATTTAATCACCCTCTTTTTCATCAAATTCCTATTTTTTGATGCAATAGGTTCATGGTTTAATAGAATAGTAGTCAGATCGCATTACTTGGCTACAGGTTATCGGTTATCCTTTTTGTTGCCGGATTTGGTAGATCCGGCTTTTTTATGAACCGGTCATTACGTCTTGTTGCTGTTTTAATTTCCAATCATCAATTACTTTTTTAGAGAACATGATTTGATTTCTTGCTCGCCAAAATGGGATTTCTTTATGCCTTACCATTGTGTAAATAGTGGTACGACTTACACCGATGTATTCAGCACATTCAACTGTGTTCATCCGATCTTTATCAAGCATTGGATACACCTTCAATCTGGCTGTTTTCTAAAAGGAGTTGATGTGTTATTTTTACCTGTCCCTTTCCAGTAATCATTGTGGTGCTTCTTTGAACATCGCCTTCCGAACGGGCAACAATGGTAGGAACGCTAATGAAAAGCTCTTGCTCAACATAAGTTTGCTTCGGTGTGTTTTTCTCACGACCGAACTTGATTAAATAGCCTTTGTCACGCAGCCAAGCAAACATTTTATTGCGTCCCATCGAAATGCCGTGCTTTTGGTAAATAATCTTGCAAAATTCACCAATATTAATGGCCCCGTTCGAATTGGACACTTGCTTGCCAAACTTAGTAAATGGTTCATTTTGTTTTACTTGTGTTTCAAGTGCTTCATATTGCTTGCGCTCAGTAATCCATTTTTCTGCGCGAGTAATCGGGTTATCGATCATGTAAGAAGGCTGATTCAACTCGGCAATCTTAGCTTCCATTTCGTTAAAGGCAGAAATGTATTTCAGTTTGAACTGAATAGCTTTACGACCGGTGAAGCCCATGGCTAAGAGTGTGAAACCATCACGGTTCATATAAAACACCTTGCGTGAGCGTCCGTATGAATCAGGTTCAACACCTTCACGGAAGATCTCCTCAAAATTGAGGACATCTTTTTTAAGATCTTGGATGTCGCGCAGAACATTGTCATGCCGTTTTTCAAAACTCTCAGCGACTATTGTTGATGTAGTGACTGCTTGACTGTTTTTGAGGACCACAAGTTCTTTCATTTTTTCCACTCCGTTCCTTTAAAATTTAATAGTTTTTCTTTTCACCTCTGCTAGAATGGAAATGTCTGGGGAGACAAAATTCACAAGAAGGGAGGCGATTTTTTTGGCTAGTTATTTAGTTACCTATGATTTAGATTCAAATGACGCTGATTATCCTGACTTATTTAGAGCTATAGAATCTATTGGACCAAATAGACATATTCAAAAATCTGTTTGGATAGTCAAAAGCTCTAGCATGTCATCATCGCAGGTAAGAGATTTTTTAATAAAGACTGTACATGCCGATGACTCTTTGATCGTTGTTACTGTTGGTTCTAACTGGGCTGCTTTCAACATTGATAAAGAAGATTCCAAATGGATGACAGCAAATATTTATTCATAACCACCCACTGAACCGGATTTAGGACAAAACCGCCCAAGATAGTAATCACGGTTTAAGTCATAAGGAATTCCTTCAATCGTACAGATACCAACTTTGAAATTAAGCCAGTCAGGAAAATCTTTGTCTCCGTGTTCGGAAGCAATTTGCTTTCCGAAACTGGCTATTTTTTTTCTGAACTCATTTACTTCCGGAGTACCATTTGAAAACATGTCTGGCATCATATAGCCTCCTGTTCTTGTTTATTCTTTGTTTCTAAGAACTGATCATCAAAAAAATATGAAGTAGGTACTTCAAGAACTTTGCATATTTTCTCATATTCATCAGTTTTAATAGCTTGTTGGTCAGTCATCATCCTTGAAAACTTTGAATCATCAATAGATGATCGTTCTGCAACGAACCCAAACTTTAAGCCATTATTTTCGATATACTGACGAATCCGATTATTGATCTTCATTTTATCGCCACCTTTATTCTTAGATATTAAGAACTCCATGTACATAATATAATTCTTATTTTCTAAGATGTCAATATATTATTCTAAGTTTCTAAGATTTTTTTCTTTGATCTTAGGAATCGGGATATAATCTAAGAAACGAGGTGAAACGAATGTCCGTTCTATCCGATCGACTAAAAGAAGCAAGAGATTACAGTAACCTAAAGCAAACACAGGTAAAAGAGAGAACAGGGATAAATAATAAAACTCTAAGTGGATATGAAAATGGGGTAAGCGTTCCTGATCCTGACACTTTATCGAAATTAGCCGATCTATATGATGTTTCTGTCGATTATTTAATTGGTCGCACCGACAAAAAACACTATTATGATTTAACCGAAAAAGACGAAAAAGATATTGCTAAAGATATGGAAAATCTGGTCAATGAGTTAAATGGTGATAGTGCCTTAGCATTCGATGGCGAACCTATGGATGAAGAGACTAAACGATTAGTCGCACAAGCCATAGAATCTAATTTGAGAATGGCAAAGCAACTTGCAAAGAAAAAATTTACTCCGAAGAAGTATCGTGATCAGGAGTGACCAGCCATGGACTTTGTGTCTCGTTATGTTGATAAAACAATTAAAATATACAAAACAAATGATCCATTCAGTATCGCGAATCAAAAAGGAATTATTATTACCGAGTTGCCACTAGGTGAAACTCTTGGCCTTTATATGATGAGACGCAGATTCCAATTTATAACCCTCAACTCAGATATGAACCTTCATGAAAAACGTTTTGTCTGCGCACACGAATTAGGACATGCTATTGAATACCCGGAATGCAACACATCATTTTTGAGAAAGACAACTCTCACATCAATCAGTCGGATAGAAGTCCAAGCAAACAAATTCGCAACACTTCTATTAACCTATTACGATAAAATGGAAAATTGGATGACTAAAGACCAATATTTAAAGATGTGTGGTATTCCGGTGGAAATGAGTAGATTTATTTGAGGAGGATATAAATGGGAATGTTTATCGGACTATTAGGCATTTTGGCAATGTTTGGGGCGATCATCGCTCTTATTGTACGTTTGGTTATATATTTTATAAAAAGAAAGCAAATTGATAGACGCCAATTTAATAAAAAGACGCTATATACATTAGGTATTTTTTTCATTGGACTTATCTTAATGATAGTTGGCGTAAATACAACGTCAGACGATAAACCAAAGCATCAAGTGAAAACAAGCGAAACTAAACAAGCAGCTATAAAAACCAACTCCGCTATAAAAAAGCATAAAGAAGCAACTAAACAAACGATGAGTGCTACCGAAAAAAAGAAACTAATTGAAGAATTTAAAGGCGATTCTCAAGCTGTTATTGCACAATTCAAGGAGATCATTAACAACACTAAAAAACAAGGAAACAACATTTCGTCCGCCGATGCATCTAAGCTAGTTGATGCTTATAATTTTATCGCGTTTATGGATGAAACAAATGATTACAAGCTTAATAAAAATACAGAAGCTTTTTATGAGGATATAACAGATGCTGCATTTAACCGAGCTAAGGCAGCGAAAATTATGCAAAAAGCATTAGAAAATGGTCAAGACCTGAGTGATAAGATGCAACCATATATTGATTCTAGTAATGACTCTTACCAGCGAGCATTAGATGATGCAGCAAAAGTTAAATAAATGATGCCGCTTCACGCGGCTTTTCTTTCACATCAAAAAAGAACATACATTCGTTTAAGGAGGTCTCTATATGAGTAGCGTTCGTGAAATACGAAAAGGTGTATTCGAGCTTAGAGCAGAACAAGGTTATGATGCAATGGGTAACCGCATACGTAAGTTTCGCACTGTCCAAGCAAAAAATAAAACGGTAGCTAAAAAAATGCTTTCGGCATTTGAAACAGAACTTACCAATGGCAGATATTCTGATGACGAACGCATGCCATTTGTTCAGTATGCCGAAAAATGGAAAGAAAACTATGGCCAGACTGATCTTGAACCAAGCACTTATGAGACTTATCTCTATATTCTTGATTCATCTATTATTCCTTTTTTCAATAAAAAAAGAATTGGTGATATCAAAACAATTCATATCGTCGAATATTTCAACCATGAAAGAAAGCTTGATCCAGGACAATACGCACTAGAACGGCGCCACCGCATTATACGAAGCCTATTCCGAAAAGCAAAAGAATGGGGAATCATTAGTGACAATCCAGCTATGGCTGTTAAAAAGCCACGTATTGTTCCGCGTGAGAAAGAAGTTTACAATGAAAATGAAATTACACAGGTTCTTGAATTAGTTAACGAATTACCTGTATATCATCAATTGATTATTAAACTTGCACTTATTGGTGGTCTCCGTCGTGGTGAAATCTTAGCTTTAGACATCGACGATGATATTGACTACGAAAATAATGAAATACGCATTCGCCATTCCTTGCAATACAGCAATCAAAAAGGGAAACGACTTAAATCAACTAAAACGTGGACAAACAGGGTGGTTACCTTACCTTCTCTTCTCATGGATGAACTAAAGCAATATTCAGTGCAGCGTGAAGAAGAACGCCGTATATTTGGTGATAAGTGGGTTGGATGCAATGATGACAATGGAAACAAGTATTTTTTACTGTTTGGTCATCCGGATGGACGTCCTTACTTTCCAAAAACAATTACGAAAATGTGGAACGACTTTTTAAATCGTCATCCTAATATAAAGAAAATATCTTTCCATGACCTAAGGCATACGTCGGCAACCTATCTTTTAAGCAATGGTGTAAATATTAAAGTGATCCAAAAACGGCTTGGACACAAAGATATCAAAACCACATTAAACATCTATGCACACGTTACAGAAAAAGATCAGGACTTGCCAGCGGAAATATTCGAAAGCATCATCAAGAGTGATGAAAAAACGGACGAAAATGACGACAAAAAATGA